CAAGAAACAGCGCCGGCCGACACGTAGCCAGCGTGCGTAACGGGCTCGACAGGACCACTCCCAAGAAGATCAGAGCGCCAGCTACACAACTCTGAAAGGTGTACGTGTTCAAAGCTTGGCCATGGACCAGCGGACCCAATGCTTCGTAGATCGAATGCACATAGGTATTTGCTTTTGATAGTGCTATCGAGCTTCCTAGCAACACGAGCAATGCGCCCACAGCAGCGGGTATCGTCCCGTTCCGCGCGCCGAACGACGCGTTAATCTGATGTAGGACGAATCCAACTACGAACAGGAAATACCAGCTTGTTCCGACAACCAAAAGCACTCCGACTAGCACCATCAGCATTGCCGAGCGAGACAGTTCCCTTCGGATCAAGGTCAGAGCAAGGACCAGCATCGATCCCCAAAATTCGATGTGTAACGTCCAAAATGGAGGATCCACCGACTGGTCGAGCGTCGGGAGCGATATCCAGGACTGACCCGAGAATATAGATACCGGGTCATATCCAAGAAATAGCGCCTGGACACTGATGTCCTTGAGCACGCGCGACCCGGTTACTGGGGTCGGGTAAACCCTACCAACGAAATCCGACGCCGTGACGGCGTGCAACTCGTCCATTGGTGGCGGCGAGAAGCCGAGGCAAAGCCAGGCAAACATTGCTGCGACGGCGACGGGGACGAGCAGTCGCAGAGTCCTCCTCAACACCGCCCCGGGCGCTGATGTCGTCAACCTGGAGAACGAAGACGACAAGACAAAGCCGCTGATGACAAAGAAAAGGCAAACCGCCGTGCCGCCGTCAACAGCGAGGAAGAGAGGTGACGTTGCCAGCCAGTGCTCGGCCTCATAATGGGCGACGGTCCCTTCATGGGCGTACAGTGGGATGAAGACGGACGCGTAGTGCAACAAAAGCACCTGCAGAGCCGCCACCCCTCGAAGGCCATCCGCGAATCGAAACTGATGGCTGTTACGCACTCCTTTTCCCCTTTCCAATATCTAGCCTGACCGGCGCCGCGCGATTCTATCGGACGCGGCGCTCGTCTACTACGCGCTGGCGGCAGCTCCAGGTGCCGTTACGTAGTCGGGCGGGACCGGTGGAGCGGGCCACGTGGGATGCAGCTGCGTCAGGTCGATGCGGTTCACCGCGACGCGGTATTGCTTCCATTTGGTGAGCAACGCCTGCTCGCCAGCCGTCGCGATCTGAAGATCAACAGCGTCCTGCAGAGGAGCGACTGCGGTGTCCGCCACCTTTAGGAGGAGATCACGCTGCATGGCATTCGCCGCCCGGATCTGTTCTGGAGACGGAGCCGGTTCGACGTAGGCTGTGAATGTCCATGTCCCATCCTCCTCCGCTGCCACATCTCCCTGAACCGGTGCGGGCTGGATGCCGGAAACGTCGACCATCTGAGCCACTATCTCAGAGGAGAAACGCTCCACCAAGGGTATCTCAGTACCATCATCGCGTAGCAGAGGGGCAATTACCTCGTAGACCCTTCCGTTGACCACACGCACATAACTCATGTCCGCCTCCATCAGCTGAACTCATAGACGATAACGACACCAGCCGCACCATTCCCGCCCTTCGCCGCCGCGGCGCCTGCTGTGGCATACCCGCCGCCCCCGCCTGCGCCGTAGCCATTTGCATTGTTCCCGTCACCACGTTGGTTGGTGGCACTCGAACCGGACGCGTTTCCGCCCTGGGCATAGACGGTATCTGCGCCCTGCCCAGTAAAGGTGACCGCCGAGGAGTACACGATGCCAGGCTTCGCCGACCAGCCTGGAGCCGAGACAAGAACGGCGGAACCGGTCGGGAACACTGCACCAAAGCCCTGCTGTCCGAAGCCTGGGCCTGCCTGGGACGTCTGCAAGGATGCGCCACCCCCACCAGGCGCAGAGACGAAGCTTCCGAAGGAAGACGTCCCGCCTGCCCCACCGGCGCCTCCAGTTACACCGACACCGCCCGCGCCGACAGTTATGGCAACCCCGCTGAACCCCGTCGAGATTCGCGTGGAGATCCCGCGCGCACCGCTGCCACCGCCGCCACCAGACGCAGCCTGTCCGGCGGCGGCGGCGGAAACACCGCCGCCGGCACCGCCGCCGCCGATGACTTCGACTTGTACCGACTTCGTTCCAGCCGTCGGTGTATACACTCCCGACGCTGTGATCACCTGTATGTTCAGCAGGCGCCCGGTGGTCACAGGCTGCGTGATTCGCAGGCCGTCGCTGGCAGCTACGATATTCCCCGCCACCACGGTCGCCTGGCCGTTGGCCACCGTAACCACAGCGAGCGCGATGTAGCCGGCGTCGACGGCCGGGGTCACCTGCGAGCCGGTTGCCGCCGCGATGCCCGCCTTCACCTGAAGCTGCACCTGCCCCGCGCGGTTCGTCGCCTGGGCCGTGCCGGTGCCATTCGGGCCGTTATAGGCCTGCGACGGGTTGCTCGCGTTGTAGTACGGCAGCACCGTCGGGCCGTTGTCAGCATCGACATAGGTGGCCTCGATCAGGTAGTTGATCGAGAAACCCGCCGTCGTCGGTGCCGGGCATGCCAGCACGGCGGGATCGAGCAAGATGCCCTGCTTCACAACCGTGTGGGTGGTATCGGCCGGAAGCGAGCTGTACGCTGTCGCTTCCAGGTTTTGGAGTTGATAGATCTCGCCTGGCGAAACAACCACGTTCAGCGCCGCCGGCGTGTTCGGTCCGACGGTCAGGCCATTCACCGTGCCGGCGGTGCCGAAGATTGCCGCCGCGAGCTTGCCAAGCCCGATCATAGCGTTCTGGTTCGTGCCCAGCAGGTCGGTCTCCAGCGGAATCTGGCCCGGGTAGACGATTTTGCGATCCAAGGGTGCTCTCCAAAAAAAAAGGCCCGCTCAGGGCGGGCCGTAACTGGGCTTGGTTTTCGGTGGATCAGTTGCTGATGCGCGTCCAGACGATGGTGCCTTCAGGCTTCACAGCGTCGATCGCAGAAAAGATGTCGGCGTCGGTGACGCCACCGCTCACCATGCTCATCGACGCATACTCAGCTCGAGAAGGAAGTCCGTAGCCACCCGTCGATACGTGGTAACCAGCGACGTCGGCGATCCCCGACGTGCTCACCGGGCGATAGGCGATCACAAACGCCTGGTACGGGAGCGAGAGCGATCCATAGGCGCCAGCGGCGCCGTAGCCGCTGTTCGGCGCACCGTACGCGCCGGTGTCGCTCGGCCGGGTCGGCTCGATGATGGTTGGCGGCCGCCCCGTCAGCCTTGTGAGGATGCCGACGACCGCGTTGCGGGTCGCCTTCTCCCGGAATAGGTTGGCGAGGATCACGAGCCGATACGAGGCGTCCGACTGGCCTGTCTTTCGAGGCAAGCCGGTCGCGCCAAAGTAGTCGGCGGCGATGATGTCGAGCCAACCGTCCGTGGCCGTCATGATTCGGGTCTGAAGACTGGCGTAGGTGTACAGCGTGTAGACGAAGGCGAGCACCGAGGCGATGCCGGCGAGTACGCCGTCAAGGATCGCCTTGCTGTCCGCTACGCTCCCAAACCATCGGCTGGGAAGCTTCGTCTTCAGCCTCCCGAAGATGTCATCTGCGTCACCGATCACGATACGGTCACCGTTCCGGCAATGATGCGCTGCTGAGCGTTAGCAATCACATCTGCTGTACCTCCACCCACCGTGAGGCCGGTGATGTTCGCAACACCCGGGGACGCGTCATAGGCGACCTGGAGAAGGCGGGTATAAGCAAGCGATTGGCCCAAGGTCAGGGTCGCGATGTAGGACTGAACCGCAGCGGTTATTGCGGCCCTCACCGTTGCCCCATCGTAGCCACCGGCGATCACGGCCGTCATCGCCACGTTCGGCTGGATGACGATCGGCTTGAAGACACCGAAGGCGACCGTGAAGGGCCGCACCGCATCGATAGCATTGGTCGCCGAATTCGTGAAGGCATCGCTGGGGTTGCCGGTGCCGTCGTCCACCACGGCGTAGAAATAGCCCGGATGGTACGTGCCGTTGTAGTCCTGATTCTCAACCAGCGAGGCGGCGGCGCCGATCTTCAGCGACAGCACAGCGCTCAGGATGGCAGCGCGCGTTGCGCGCGAGAGACTTGCGATGTAGGTGACGAAGCGTGCTCGGAACGCCGGATCGGTCTCAGCGTCCGCGCCGCTCGTGAACGGCACCGGGTTGGTGACAGTGTCGACGTACGGAACAGCTTGAGCCAGAACACTGATCGCTCCAGCGGTCACGTTGCCCTGCGACCCTGTCGCGGTGGCAAGGACGGTCGCATTCACGTTCGACGCACCGGCAGCGATGACGTAGCCGCCGAGTGCTGCGCTGTAGGCGGGATTCGCACTGTCCACGACCACGGCATATCGCAACGAGCCGTCCGCCGTCTGCACGATCGCGCCGATGGGGACCACAGCCTGCATTCCCGGGGTGAAGCGCGCGAAGGTCACCTGTCCGCCAGCAGCTGCGGCCTGGAGACGAGTGAACTGAAAGTCAGCCATCCAGCTGTCGAGATCCGGCCCATTGCTCGTAGCCGCGCGCGTGGTCGCCAGCAACAGGAGGATAAGGCCCTCTAGCCACACGACCACGGAGGCCATCGACTCGCCGATGGCTCGCAGGATCGAGCCGATGGTGAAGTCGGTAAGCTGGAGAGCCCGCGCCTGCACGCTGGTGGCGAAGTCCGTCACCAGCTGGTTGAAGCTCTTGGAATTCACGCTGGCCATGGGCGCTCACTGGTTAACGTTGAAGGACAGCACCGCCGGCGTGCCGGTCGCTGCGTCGGTGTAGCGGATGCTCACAGCCAAGCCGTTCGTGATCGTGCTCACGGTGATCTGCGGTGCCGGGGTGGCGGCTACCGAATCCTCGAGGAGGATCTGGCCACGGATCAGCGCAACGATCTCGGCTGGATCGACGGCGAGGCCGACGAACCGCGGGAGGCCGGCGCCATAGTTGGGGTGCCACGGGCAGTCGGGCGGCAGCACTGTCCCGTCGGGGAGCACGGCGCGAGGGTTGGTGAGTAGCCGGCGAAGCACCCGCT